AACCTGACCTCAGCAAGTTCGCCCAGTATATCGGGATGCCTGATGGCCGTGTCTGGGACATGAAGAAGCTCAGCTTTACCGATGCAGTTGCTCACGAGGACTGCATTTACACTACCGCGATCAGTCCGACCGAGGGCAACTCACACCGAAAATGGCTGGAAGAGGTGACGCTCGGTGACAAGGAGCTGGCCGACGACATCATTAAGGCTGTCGCCCCGATTTTCATGGCGAAGAAACCGTTTGGCGTCTTCTGGTTCCTGGGTAATGGCGCGAATGGTAAATCGACCACGCTGAAGGCGCTGTACGCGATTTTCGGCTCAGAAGCACCCTATACTCATAACCGCTGGTTCAGCCAGCTCACGGTCAAGCAGATAGAGGATGAGCGTGATACGCCGATGATTAACGGCAAGCTCGGTAACGTCTGTCTCGAATCGAACGACGGCCACGTGAAGGATACCGGCGGCTATAAGAATCTCGCTGAACACAGCACTTTCAACGTCCACAAGTTTAATAGCCAGGATGGGACGATAGTGGATGGCAATGTGCATACGATTTTCAACGCGAACAACATCCCGACCTTCGCCGACAAGACCCAGGGGGTTCGCCGCCGCACGTTCACTATACCTTTTAAAGCGTCATTCCCTCAGGACAGCACCTTCGACGAGCGACTGTTCGGCACGAAGGGTGTCTTATCCGACCTGCTTGGCGAAATCCTCCGCACGACGGTTGCGATTAAGAAGGCTGGCTATAGCTATAACTTCAGCGACCAGACACTCAAGGCGAAGGAAGATTACGATGAGGAGGTCAACACCGCCGAGACGTACTTCGAGGAATTGCTGGCGACCGACATCTGGGGCTTCACCAACTTCACCGACCTGACGCGCGACTACCAGAAGTGGTGCGACGAGCGCAGCTACACGGCTCTCGGAAAGAAGTCGATTGCCCATGCCGCGAAGATTACCGGCTATGAACGCCGTTCATTTAAGAGGGATGGCAAGCTCACCACGCGCTACGTATGCGAGGGCTGGGATCCGGAAGAGCTGTTCGAATTGAGTCAACGCTGGGGCATGTTCCAGAAGGTCGGTAGTGACGTTGAACTCGACGTATCAGAAAATAGCCTTGATAAAACTTACGACAGTTTAATTAAATTACTATAACAGAGGGACAGAAGTGAAAGTATTTAGCACGTTTACCGGTATTGGAGGATTTGAAATTGGAATCGAAAACGCATATAGCAGTCAACAGGCTACCGCGATCGAGCAGGACAGGAAAGGGAGGAACAGGGGTGCTGATAAAAAAGGAACTGATGTTCACGGTGGATCGGATGCCCCATTATGTGTTGGCTATTCCGAAATCGACAAGTACGCCTCATCTGTATTCAACAAACATTACCCAGGAGCAATCAACTATGGAGACATCACAAAAATCAACCACCCCCACGCACTCCCAGACTTCGACGTACTGGTGGGTGGATTCCCTTGTCAAGCATTTAGCGTCGCTGGCAAAAGGAAAGGGTTTGAGGATACCCGAGGGACGCTCTTCTTTGACCTTGCTCGAATACTTAAAGCTAAAACCCCACGATTATTTGTATTCGAAAATGTCAAAGGACTGCTTAATCACGACAACGGAAACACTTTCAAAACCATCATCGCTACGATTGATGAACTGGGGTACGACTGTCAATGGCAAGTGCTTAACAGCAAAGATTTCGGCGTCCCCCAAAACAGGGAGCGTGTCATTATTGTCGGACATCTTAGAGGAACACCCCGACCCGAAGTATTTCCTCTCATCGGAGTACAACCAGAAACTCGTAACGCAGATACTCGAAAAGGACGACTCGTTGATCTCACGCGACGATCCTCAGACAACTTCCGCGAACGAAAAGATGGCCGAGCCGGTACTTTAGATGCTAACTACTATAAGGGCATTGCCAACCAGGAGCGCCCCGGCGTCGTGGTCGGCACGCTTCGTACCCACAAGGACGGCAACGGCTTTCGTGAAATGCAAGGAGGGGTCGCACCTACCCTCCCTGCTCGTGCGCGCGAAGATGGAAGCGGTCAGCCGGTTATCTTCAGCGGCTTACGCATCCGCCGTCTCTCGCCTGTCGAGTGTGAACGACTCCAAGCCTTCCCTGATGACTGGACGAAGTATGGCGCAAAGGGCGAGCTTATCAGTGATACCCAGCGCTACAAAATGTGTGGCAATGCGGTGACAACGAACGTCATCCAGGCAGTCTTCGAAAGGATATTTGCAAGTGCCTAGTCTTAAAACACGATTCGAAGAGCTGATGCACTATCAGTGGGGCGACTTCATCAAGCTCGAACAAGACGCCAATGCAAGCGTCGATGATACGGTACTCTGCTCACTGATTCGCATCTGCGCCGAGACGGATGACATCGCCGCCATTAAGCTTGCCTTTGACCGTATCGACGGCCTGCTTGAAACGCTCATTGATATCAAAGTGCCGAAGTTCTATACCCGGTACGTCAATGCCAAGGAGATTGAGCCGGGCGCAGTGCAGCTCGAAGCGCCGAAGGATAAGAAAGAGGATAAGAGCAATTACGATCCGGCGACGGCTAAGCTCCGCGAAACGCTCAAAGAGATGCGTGGGATGCCGCGCGATGTTATCCGCGTCGTCCTGCTTTACCGTAAGCGCCTTGATAAGGGAACGCCGGTTGACCATCAGCCAATGGTGAAGTCGGTGATTGTCGCCAACCTGCTCAAGCATGTGACCAAGGGGCGCTTCAAGGCAATCGAGCTGGTATTTGACCAGATCGACGGTAAGCTGCCGAAGACGATTCAACTGCTTGGCGGCGAGGATGTGATAGTAGACAACACGACCGACCTCATCGCACCTGCCCACGCGGTGCTGGGCGACGATGGCATCTACGTTGCCGAGGACAAACGAATAACAAACATCTGGTTACGCGGCTTTGCCCAAAGCCAAAAGGGACTAGAAATTTTAGCAGAAGGATTGAACGATGACTGACCCAAGGAAAATAAACGATCTTGAACTGGCTATCCGTACCGTCGATGACATGCTGCCGGAACTATCAACTGAACAGTTACAGAAGTGGAAGGGCATACTCACCGGCGCCCTGACAAAAATCGATAAGGAGCTAGTCGCCACCCATCTCCACACCTGCCAAATCTGTTTCCTCCAAGAGTGGGGCTACCGTGACGAGATGCCGTCTGCCTGGTTCCGTAAGGGGGGCGCCGAGATCTGCTTCCAGCATGATTATGTTGAGTCCGAGAAGTTGCTGAAGGAGGCTGGCTTTGAGGTTGATGCCTTCTTCCCGGTCGAGGTATTCACGCCGTCGCTCGGCTCGCTTAAAATACTCTCAGAGCAGCTGCCTCCGCCAAAGACAGAGACGGAGCATACGCTGGACGAATTGATGGCACTAATATGAGCGAGGCCAGTTTTGAAAAAACGGTCGTCAAGTACCTTAAATCAAAGGGCTGTAAGGTATATAAGATGGGTGCATCGCCCGGCATTGAGGATGGTACTCCTGACCGATTGTTCCTAAAAGAGGGGTTCTGGGGCTTCCTCGAAATCAAGGCGTCGCGTACCTCGAAGTTCCGACCCCTGCAAAAAGAGCGCATCGAGTTTCTGAACAACTGGTCGTATGCAAAGGCGACTTACCCAGAGAACTGGAACGAGACTAAGGCTGAATTGGAGGAGATTTTATGATTACCTGGCATGATGTGATTCAGGGGACACCGGAATGGAAAGCGATGCGACGAGGCTTATGGACTGGCTCAATCGCTATCCGGCTGCTGCAAGGCAAGCCACTTCCGATAGACAGTAGCTTCGCCGGTAACGACGCGACGCGACGCGGCCATATGCTTGAAATTGCAGCTATCCGCGAGTATGAGCGTAAATACCGTACGAAGGTGCAGCGTCCCGGGTTCGTGACGAATAGCGTCTACCCGAACGCTGGCTACAGCCCTGATGGGATTGACGGTGCGTGGCTACTCGAATGTAAGGCATTCAATGGTGTCCGCCATGAGATGCTGGTGAGCGGTAAGATACCGCTTGAGGTGATGGTGCAGATCCTCTTTGGCATGATTATCACCGGCAAGCGCAAGGCGCGCCTCCTAGCCTTCAATCCCGATATCGTTGGCGCTGAGCAATTGACTGTCATTGAGATCACCTACGACAAGCTGATTGGTAACAATATCCGCCGTAAGCTCCGTCTTGACATCAAGCAGCGCATCAAGGTATTGACACCAACCCCTGTAAGTGCTATATTATAGTCAATACCGTTTCCCCGAATACAGCGTTCCAACATTTGCATTCTCTTGGGAAACGGTCAACAAAAGAGTCGGACTGCGAGCCGACTTTTTTGATGGTATAATGGGAGTAATACATGCGCATTACTATACAGGTTATCAAAACTCCTACACGAATGAAGAAGATTCCAGTCGTGGTCATCGAGCCAGACTGGAAGACGTATATCCAGCATTAATGATATTTTGCGACATTAAGCTTTTGCGCGAAAGATGAGTTGCAGTGCCACTCAAATGCCATAATAAAAAGACCTCCACACACCGTAGAGGTCTTTTTTTGGTTACTACGCGTTTGTCGCTGGCGGCAGTGGCGTCGTACCCTGACCAACCTTCTGGACGGTCGTGATGAGGCCGCTGGCAGAGAGGCCGATCGCCAGGCCGACGACGACGCCGACGACTGGGAGGGCAAGGCCGCAGAGCAGGCCGACAACTGCGCTGACGACGATGATGACTACCGACTTCCAGTTGCGAGCAAATGCCTGCTTGACTAGTTCAGTCGCTCCGATCACGAAAAAGGTGATTAGGCCGGATGCAACTGCAAAATTTGTTAGATCCATAGTGTAAATTCTCCTTACTGTTATAGTGTACCCTAATTAACTCATCATTTGGAAAAACCGTCGGATGAGGTCTGCCAGCCTTGAAAAGAGCGATGGCGACTTCGGCATGACCATCGGTGGCACTTGTGTGACCACGATAGGATGCTCAGGTGTCGGGATATGCTCGATATCGATTGGCGTTACCACTGGCGTAGTCGGCGCTGGCGTATCAACAACTGGGGGTGTGGCCGGTGCTGGGTTCTCAACGACAGGTGCAGGCGTTGGTTGAGCAACCGGCTCGGGAGTAGGTGTTGGTGTCTCGACTGGGGCAGGCGCAGGCTGCTCACGGTCGCCAGTGGCGTAACGCTGCCATGCCGCCGCATCTCCGTAGAAGAAGTCGAGGTCAAGGTTGGCGTTATAACCAGGCAAACGCCCAGCCGAGCTGTACTGCCAGCCAGCGATTACCCAGTCGCCATTGATAGAGACAGGAGCCTGAGCAGTACCGAAGCCGCTTTGTGGGTTGTTAGCGCCGTACTGAGCAGGCCACGCAGCGTAGTCCTTCCAGACAGCTGACCAGTCGCCAGACTGGAATTTGCTTTGTGACATATACAGGACGCAGCGTACCTTAGTGAGGCGGTATACCTCGTCCATGAACGCCTTTGCCCATTCCGGCGTAATCGGATTAACCTCTAGGTCGAGCATCAAAAGTGCCTTCCCAAGGTAGCCTTGGATCTGCGAGACGAACCAGCGAGCTTCGCTAACTGGGTCGTTGCCATCAGGACGCGCGAAGTGGTAGACGCCAGGTAACTTACCAGCGGCTACTGCCTCTTGGTAGCTCGGGTTACAGTCAGCGTCCGTATAGCCAACTCCCTCGGTCGCCTTAAAAATGATGAAGTCAGCTGAGATAGTAGCATCTGGCACGCCAGCGTTATTATTGCTCGTATCAATACCATTTAATGTCATAGTGTTCCCCTTATGGCTGTATTATAGCCCGAGAGCGTGAAATAAGCCACCTATATTTGGCATCCTCTCTAAGAGGGTAGGAGCGGTCGATGTTTTACGGCTGTTATCAGGGGGTGGGGCAGTAGCAACTGGCGGATTTTGCGTTGATTGACTTGATGGTTTCGTTGGCATAGGCGCAACTGGCGCTGGAGTTGTTGAGCTTGACCCGGTAGTTGGCTGCTTCCCAGCCTGCTTAGGATCGGTAACGCCAGGTATACCGCAGGCGTCAAAGTCTGCCTGGGTACGCTGGTTGATCGGTTTCAAGAGAACTGATGCGATGCAGCGGATATACTGCTGGGTAACTACCTGCTGGTTCTTCGTCTCGATGAGGGCATCTTCAAGCCGTTTTCTAGCGGCAGCTGTATCTTTATCTCGCTGGTTGATTGCCTGACTCTGCTGGTTGGTAAAGTCATTTTGCAGGTGCGCTACCTGATAGGCGATAACAACGAGCATAATAAGGGCAAATACGTAGAAAAGCCTCACAGATGAGCGATAAAGTTGGTCGGCACGTTGAAAATTAGCTTTTGCTTTTGTCATGGTAGTTATTTGCTCTTTCGACGAGGAGCGTTAGGCTGCTGTTGTGCTAGAGCATTCGTCAATCCAGTTATAGCATCAACGAGCGCAGAATGCTGTGAAGTAATTAACGCGGTGAGGTTTTCGAGCGGCAATCTCTTCTCTGCCTTCATTTGAGCAATTTCATCTGCCTGGTCTTTTGCTAGTTTTTCAAATCGGTCACGGTCTGACTCAAGCTGCTCTACCCGATCTTTGTAGTCCTGGTTCGATTCGCGCAGGAAGGTGACGAGGCTCTTCTGTCGGTAAGCAAAGAAGCCAGCAATCGTGGCTCCAAGCGTAGAACCGCCGGTTATGGCTACCGCCAGCGTTGATATTAACCCGGCATCCATCGCGTTAGGTCTTGATTATCTTATTGATAGCTATGTACGGTTGCAGGTTGTTAAGCGCTGCGTTACCGCCTGTGAGCGTCGGCGCTTTCCATAGTTCGACAGCACCGGCGCCTGGTGACTGTAACGTACCGACAGTATCAGTTGGGGAGCTGTTGAATGATGAGTTTGGAATTGAGTCTGGGCGGATTGCAAGAACATTGCCACTCGCCTGACCAACAGGTAGGTAGTACTGGTGGGTGTGTGAGCTATCAACAGTCTTAGCGCCACCCGACCTACCAACACCATTGAACTCTACCTGGCTGACATCGAATCCGGTAGTAGCGCGTCCGCGAGTATCTGGGACATTGAAGGTAGTCGCGCCATCACCGAGGCCGTAAGGCGTTCGACGAGTTGTGTGTACTCCCGATTGCGTGCCTGAGGTAGCGATTGCGGTTCCGGCAACGGCATTTGCGTACGTGGTAGCAAGACGAATTGTATTCGCGTCAACATAAATCGAGAAGTATTGCGTATTAGCAGTTAAGCCGGTTGGCAGAGTTCCAGTTGTCGTCAGGTAAAGCGGATCACCAGTATTAAGACCGTGTGCAGTAATTGTCAGTACTGCTGGAGAGGCGATGGTGATGCTTGTTGCACCGATAGAAGGGTTAAGTACTGCAAAAAGGGCGGCGTAAGTTGTTCGTGAGACTGCTTGTCCACTTGCTATGAGCCATCCAGAAGGAGCCACCACACCGGCGAAGTCAAGCATTGCACCAACAGGGTTAACTGTATTCGGGTTATGCGTACCGTCATCTGCGTGGTCTGCACCAATGACGTTAGCGGTATTGTTTGCCCAGTCAACGGTAGGACGGATGATGACGATATCGCCAACCGCGTTACCGTTATCAACGTACCCCGGAGATATAGCATCGATATTGACATTACCATTCACGATGCTACCAGCAAAATCAACAGCGGTTGCTTCGGAGATAGTTGTAATCGATTCGCCTGTTATTGGGTCGGTGAAGGTGTGCGGTGTTCCCATCGATGCAAAGAACTTAGCTGGAGCCGCTGTCGTTGTATTTACGGAAATAGTAGTCGCACCCTTAGCTCGGACGCTCTGGACGGTCATTAAACTGGCGTTGGCCGTACCATTGCTTGCCGACATATAAGCGATTGATTTCATATGTTTTAATCATACAACAAAAAGAGCGCTAAATGAATAGCGCTCTTATGCTTAATTACTCAGATTAAGAGTTTGTGCGTTCCAAGGTAGCGATAGC